CGCGATGAGCCTTGCCCTTGCTGTTCTTGCCATCACGGTGGCAGAAGCCGCACTCAGCCATGCGGGGATCGTTGAGCATGTCGCAGTTTACGGTAGTCTGGGACTCGCAGAAGTTCACCTTGGCCTGTGCCATACCTGTCTCTTCGACCGTACCTGTCTTGCCGGTGCCGTCGTCGATGCCGCTATGGTTTCGGAATCCGAGCAGGCCGAGTAGCGACGAGGTGGTCGACGTGGCCGCCGGGACAGAATGTTGGACAGCGGCCTCGATCTGTGACTCGGGAAGCGCGGCGAGCGTACTCTGGAGTCGACCAAAATCATTATAGCGACGCTCGCCCTCGAACTGGAGACCTTGGCGCTGCGCGGTATACGTCGCAGGATCGAGATTCAGAAAGTGTTCTACAGGATGCGACAGCCATCCTATAAGCACTATTAATAGCAGCCCTGCCACTATCATCCATAAAATCATGGTCCTCTACTGAGTCGCTCATACATTATCGGGGCGGACTGTCGTGGCCGAATCGTAGTCGCGGGTGATTACGCGGAGTGAAAGCTGCACCTGTCGACTGAGATTGAGTACGCCGCCGGTCTGGAGGTTGCATAATTTGTCGGTCAGTGCCTTCTCATCAATCGCAGTGGTCCCGAGGAAATAGTTACGGCCGAATGGATCATTGAAACGATTACGGATAATAATCCAATTTGCATATCCAGAAACCGGATCAGCTCCGTCTGCTAAGTACACAAGTTCAGGACTCGGCTCAGTGCAGACACAACACGTGTCGGTACCATAACCAATTCCCACCACTATGTGTCCATTCGGATCCTGGAGCCATTCGATAAAAGTTTTTCCTGCTATATCTACGGTCGCACTAGAGGCATCCGTGAACTGAAGGCCATCAAACAAGAGCTTGTCGAGCTGACTGTAGGCCCACAAGGTGAAGGGTTCCTTGGTTCGAATAAATATATAAGAGCCCGAACTATCATAGTAGCACGAGCCCGATATATCATATCCGAATCGAATATCTTCAATACACGACGAATCCGGCAGCGTTGACAGAGGCTGATTCTCGGAATCGAGGATACTGAAGGTGAGTTTCTGGAAGTTGGCCAGTGGTGTCGGCGCATAGATCCGCTGTGCCTTCATGAATTTAGGGAAAAATAAGCTGAATCCGCGATTCGTGTTCGTGCGTGAGTGATAGCCATCTGTGCGCCAGGTGGCATCATATTGACAGACAGCGAGTGAGCGATCGATCGTATCGTTCGTACCGACGTTGTTGCCCTGGTACTCGTCGAGGATCACGTTGATGAAGGGCAGAGCAAGAACCGAATAGAATGTCTGTTCTGGAACTAGCGCGGGCGGTATACATGTGCGAGGAACAACGAGTCGGAGGGATTCCACTGGCAGAATCACCTTAATGAACTCGATACGCACAATGTTGCGGAGACGCACCATGAGAGCCAGCTGCGGCGACTTCCCCTGCTGACGCCACGTATCCAGATGAACAGAGAAATTGTAGCGATTCTGTTTGGCGCTGGAGTGTAGCCAATCGCGGTCCTTTGAATTCAGAATGAGATTGTGCTCGGTATCGCGGTACTTGACAACATCTTCCTGTTTCTGAATGACATCCTTCTGCTGAACGGGTGGTCGTGGCCCATGTTCAGGAATATATTGAAATTCTTTGAATTCGTGGGAACCCAGAGAAGATGGATTCATCTTGAACTCGCCGGCAAACGCACCGCCACCCGGTACGAGATCCGGTGCAACGGCCGCTTCCACAGGTGTCTCGTGACGAAAAAGAGGTGACAGTTGACTCGTGTTACGGCGAAACCAGCCTGCCATCGAGTCGAAGGTTTCCCGGAGGATCTCCTGCTCATCAAAAGTACCGTGGACGCGCACGACTTCGCGGATATAGTGGCCCAAAGTACGGGCGAGTCGCGCATCAGACGAGGGTGTCAGACCCGCGGGCAGACGCGTAGTGAAACTCGTGCGAAGCGAAGCCAGCATTTTTTGAAAGCTGCCGTCGCCGTCCATTACAATATGCGGCTATAATCGCAGCAGCTTTAGTGCCGCACCGGCGAGTTCGCGGGGCCGCTCTGTTGCATACAGAATATCGCGCAGGGCATTCATGGTATCATCTGGTACGGGATTCTTACAGATATCGGCAAAGGACTGACCGGCCAACAGCGACAAAATGACGTACATGCAGTACGTGCCACATTCGGACTTCTTACGTTGGTGGCGCACATCATTCCAATAGATCTTCGAGCAGCCCTGTTCCTTACAGCGTCGCAGGAGACGGCGAATTTCGGGACAGGGTTCATATCCGTAACTGTCGTAATAGTAGGCCGCCTTGGCAACGAGATCTATGAAGGCGCAGACCCAGTGACTTCCGGGTCGGTCATGGGGATCCAGATTGAATACGATCCCGATGCTGGTGTCGCCCTTAGCTCTGATCGCGTCTAGGTCGATCTTACAGAGTTCATCCACGACGCAGGTACCCCAGGATAGCTCCTTATCGAAGTCGATGGGCACGGGGCCGATGAACTCGAAGTTGGGCCAGGCGAGCTCGTACTGTTCCATGACCTTGGCGATGGTCAGCGTGTCGTGCCAATCCGTGGGATCCTTGGTCCACGCGGCGGGCTTTTCGGGACGGAAATAGCTCTTGGTCTTGTCATCGGTGAGGCCGAGCTCCTTGACGGCACAGTACTCGGTGCCGCAGTCGAACTGTTTGCGCAGGCGTTTGCGGATCTCGGCCCAGAGTGTATCTTTGCGCTTGATCGTGGCGGGAATCTTATCGGCGGGATACTTCGTATTCCAGGCCGTGCGGAGTCGCTCGATCATATCCTGGGGCAAACAGGTAGTCTTAGTCATCTTCAGTGTCGATGGATTACACTGCGATAGATTCAGATCGGGTGGCCGTTGCATTTTCCTTACTGATGTTAGGGAAAATGGATCTGGACTTCAGTTCGTTGTGGTCGTGGACGATTCCGTTGTGGTCGCTGTTTCTGATTGTGCTCTTTCTGGGTGGCGTGATTACGGATAGTACGGTCTGGGAGGCGGTTGCAGACTCCGCGCCTCTAAAGGGTGGAGCTCTTTCAAAGAAGCGTGTACGGTTTTCTCTCAATCACAGTTAGAGTATGGAAGCGCTAACAAACATGTCGAGTATGAATCTGTGGATCCATGGCCTCGTGGTGGCCGTCGCGGCGACTGTTGCCGTCGTGAGCTTCGCCTTTCTGATTCCGCTGGACTCGGTTCCTGCGATCACGGGTGTGTCCACGATTCTGGCCATTGCGTACGGTCTCTCGCTAATTGCTTGGGTCGTTGTTCTCAAGTTCTATGCAAAGAGTCCCGAGAACCTCGTGTGGCTGAACACGCATCTGATGTTCCTCGTGTTGCTGCCAGCCACAATTGGCGCGACGGCTATGAACGTGACGTCGGTGCAGAATACCCGGAACCTGCTGGCGGGGCAGATAAGTTAAGATCTAAGCATCCGTCGGTCTAGACGCCTTAGATGTCAGACGGTACAGACGGTAAAGACAGTAAAGACTGTAAAGACTGTAAAGACTACCCAATCCTATGGGTCGGCCCAGCCGGTGCAGGCAAGCTACGGGCCGCGCGCTCAGCGCTCGGTGTCTCCACCGAGGAACCCCGACTCCAGATTCTCGAGATAGACGACTATGCCGCACGGTACTGGGAGTTCTCCTCGCACATGGAGATCGATGTCATGGATCTGTCAATGATGGACAAACAGATCCTTCCAGAGCTCCTGACCCGGCTGCTGTCGACGCGCGACGTACGGGGCGGAGAACGGAAACTCATGATCCTACGCCGTATTCATGCACTCTCGCCACCGGCGGCCGTACGTCTTCGTGCCTGTCTCGAAGAGCTTGTCTGGGCTACCGGTGCACCGGCCATGGTATGGATGACGGCGCGCACGGTCAATGCCGTAGTCATCGGCCTCATGGATGGATTCGTCTATCGACGTGTTGCATCTCCTGCAAACAAGACTCATATCGATCGCAGCACCGTCGCCGCTACGCTTGGTGGAACAGATGAGGTACCGACAATCCAGACCTACATTGCCGAGATGCTCCGCCAGATGATTCTGGCACTCGATGAGGGGCCGCCCTGTCTGGCCGCGGCAACCTGGATTCGTGGACGTGTGTATGATCTCCTGGGTCTCATGATGTCGGGTTCGGATCTTGTATCGGGACTTACATGGGCCACGGTACGACTCGCCGCCGCCGGTGTTCTCGATACGCCACGAGCTATCGCTGTCCTCGATGTTCTGGCACGGTCCCGCTGGGTTCCCTCGTATCGAACACCGATCATGCTCGAACTCATCGTGACTGCCGTGTACGATGCGCTGCATAAAAAGGAGGTCACCGATTAATGTCAGCCGCCGCCGACACGCTCTTCAAGATCTGGGTCTATATCAAGCCTGTAACGTTCGACACTATATTGTATCGCACGTTAGATGCTGCTCAGAGGGCGTGTACCTCTTATGGTTGCATAGAAGAGTGGGCGGCAGTTGAAGAACCGCGCATGATTCTGTTAGGTCGCTGGTTCCGTAACAGTACCGAGTTCGAGTTCGTCGGTAATGATTAACAGCTCTTGCACATGCGGAAGATAGCCTTTTGCGGTCAGTATCGCGATAGATCTGCGTACTATGGTGACGAGTTTATTGTAGAGATCTGGCTCGCAAAACCCTTCCAAATAGTTCTTGCACGTGGCGATGTCGGTCTCTGTCAGCTGTGACAGCAGATAGGGTACTGCTCCCGATCTGATGTATCTCGCACCGAATCGCTCGTAATATCCCTTTTTACCGCCGATAAGGCGTAAAATAGAGATATGCTCTATGATCTTCGTGGGATCGTGGCGAAATCCAACCGACGCCACATCCAGGATAAATATCTGTTTGATCATCATTATTCGCGCGATCTTAAGGATGGCCCGTACCGCGGTTTCTCCTCTCATTCTGACACCAGGACAGTTCATTCGGACTCCGAGAATATATGTTCCGCGGGGCGGATGCCATGTGAGACCGACATTGTTGTTATTGAGTTCTATGCCGGTTGGTCTCAGGAACACGATAGACAAGGAATTATGATGGGTCTCGAAACAGAGAAAGCCGCCCTCGACCGCGGCTAACTTATAGATCACGCTTGCAGCATTGCTCGTGATTGTATCGTATGCCAGACGTTTTGAAAACAGATGTTGTGTTGGTGTTCTGCGTATATCGTATCCGCTAAATATAGTACTTAGTTGCGAAAAGAGTTGATGGAAGGCCGCATCGAAACGACTATCCATCTAATGTATTTGCATTTATTATTTCTTAGCCTTCTGTGTATTTCTGTTCTTTTTGTTCCGATTCTTCAGCGGTACCAGCTGCAGCGTCTTGATATCTGTCTCCTTACAGATGATTGTGTGGATCTGCGACGTCACGGGATAGCGGATGACACTGCTCTTGAGTCCCACGTACCGATCTGGCCCCTGCTTGAGCTCAGAAGAGAGCTTCGGTGTTTCCTTATGTGCAAATTCCGCACGTTCACTGACATCCGTCATGGCATCCATGATCGTGGTCAGCAGTTCCTGTGCCTGCTCCTCCTTGAGTGGAAATACAATGTTCGAACCCGTACGGCTATCGGTAATCTCCAGAACAGGAGATTGGTAGGTGCCATGGTAGACAGCCGAGACCAGTGTGAGATCATCGAGAACCAGCCACCAGGACCAGGGACGTATATTCAGATCGATGTCATCGTAGAAAGGCGTACCAGGAGTGAACTCGGCCTTGGCTCCCTTCGGTCGTAGAAAGACCAGAGACTTCGTATAATAGAAATAGTGCTTTAGGCCATTCTTGATCTCAAAGTTAATACCCATAGGATATTCCATTCTACTCATCGGTGAGGAAATCGCAGCGGATAGTACGGGGGATGGCATCAATGTTGAGGCAAAAGTACGCAGCCGCTTGGAAACTAACAGAAAAACCGGATATGCTGGATATTCCTCCTTCGCAGGCACAGCTCATTGGGCGTATCTCAGCGGACGCATTCGACGGCGGCCGGACGGCCCAGTGGCTGACGGGGCTCGGCGGAGCAGCGATCTATCGGTCTGTGCGTGACGTGCGATGTGGCCACGTGATCCACTGTGTATCGGATCGCACCTTTCAGGAGCTCGGATCGGATCTCGAGAAGGGACTACGGCTCATGACCTGGATGTCGACGAGGCCCATGGTCTGGTACTGGTGGGATCAGCCGTGGACTCGTGAGCTGCCGGCCAACATCGATCCGGGTCGCGATCACGTCAATGGCGGCTGGGCCGTGCCAGGAGTACTCGAGGTCCATGTCTATCGACGCGAGGAGGCTCACAAGGTGCTACTGCACGAGAGCATCCATGCACTGGGACTCGACGTACCGATGCTGGCTGTTGAGCCGGTACGCGTGGCTCTGGAACGGGATCTGGGTCGGCCCTTGTGGCCACATGTCGGCGAAGCGTTCACTGAACTCTTTGCGGAGTGGCTTTGGTCGATTGCTTCTGGTGGATCGTGGCCGGCGCAAATAGCTTGTTCGACCCGACAGGCGATCCAGGTGTGGGCGCGGATTCACGATGCTACGGAGGCGGAGGATACGAATGTGTTCGCCTACTATGTTCTCAAATGGACGCTGATGCAGCATCTGGATGAAGTACTCTTATCACCGAATGCCTCTGTGATGCACTGGTTTGACTGGTGGCGGGCGAATAAGCCGAGCCTGACGGCGGCGGCCAAAAAGGATATGTCTGAAGGTCTGGATTTAAGAATGGGGATGACCTGTTCCTACTCGTAGCTCTCCTCCATCGAGCCGATCCACTTCTGTCGACGCTGATAGGAGACGTGGACCCACGGGTACTCCTTGGGTTCTGCCTCCGCCTTTCGCCGCTTCAACTCCTCTGCCGTCGGCGCCGGCCGGCAGGTGTCGCAGAAGATGCCGGGCAGATGCCCGCACCGATTCAGTACAGCCGGGCCCATGCCGACTAACGGGCGACCGTCCAGCGGGCAGGTCTTGCACCAGACATAGGAGGCGTGATCACACTTGTTCTTGTTCATCGTACTACTTGTCAGCCATAAATGGTGGGCTGTCAACTTTTAGGTGCCGCGCTATCAACTTTTGGGTGCCGCGCCTGTAGTTCCGCACCGTGCGTTATGAATACCGCCGGCATGATCGCCGCATCTTGGGAATAATATATGATCGGACCGTACCGCCATGTCGGATCAAATATTACCGTATAGTGGACATGCTGTTTCACAAAGTTGTGCACAGCGACTACAAACTCTAGTCCTATCTTGTATGTCCTTCCAGTACTTGCCTGTTGGGGACAGGGTGTACCATTCATTGTTACAAGGCCATGAAAGACATTGAAACACCGGGACTCTATTCCTTTCTCTAACTGTGATAGTTCCTGATCGTACGAGGTGTAGAACTCCATTGCGTAGAATTAATCAGTTGTTCTTAGACTTAGAACCAGGAAAAGCTCCAGGCACCACCGCCTGCAGCCCGCTTGGCCCGCCGTCGCTCTTTGCGGCGTGTGAGCTTGGCCTCCTTGGCCGCCACCTTATCCGCCGCATTCAGTGCGGCATAGTTCGGCTCCGAACTAACAGCCGACGCGCGCGCCGATGAGCGGGCCGAGCGACCGGAGCTGCGACGACTGTAGCGGCGCTGGGCCGCCAGATTACGGGCCGCGGCACCCACCGTGGCGGCACGGGCAGCGGCCTGGCGCCGGTGCTCCGAGGAACGATTGAAGAGACCATTGCTGTTGCTTGAACTCTTACCGAGAAGAAGGGCACGGGCCCGAGCCGTCTGCTCAGCATCCAGAATGGCCACGATACGGTACGTTGCGCCGCGGGCCATGTGGCCGAGACCCACGTTCTCCGCAACCACGTAGCCGCCGGCCCGCACCGCAGTACTGACCTCGGGGTTCTTCCAGAAATCGCCGCGACCGCGGAAGAGACCCTCCAGAGAGGCCGGCACGGACTCACCATCGACATCGATCATGAAGCGGCCGCCACCGACCGCACGCTCGACCTTCGCGAGATGGAAACTCGGTACGGCCCGACCCTCCTCAAGGGCCTCCAGGAAATCCTCGGCCGTGCCCTCGTTCGCGACGATGGAACGCAGCGCCGCCTTACTGAGCTGCTTACCGCCCGCCTTCGCAGCCTTTTTAGTCTTCCGCTCTGACTGGTGGTGGGACGGCATGTTCTATTAAATACAGCTAAAAATGACTGGCATCCATCTGACTACCATGTCAGTACACCAATCAAAACATGGGCATCAGAGGTTTGGGCGGATATCTTAAATGGAAGGTGCCCCAAGCCAGAAAAGCGATTCGTCTTCCTGCATATAAGGGCCAGCGCTGGGGCGTTGATATCTCCTGTCTGCTATATCGCGCTCGTGGCGCCGGTCTGTCACCGCTCACCGTGATGGCATCTCTCTTCGTGCGACTTCGGGCCGCGGGCATTACACCGATCGTTATCTTTGATGGCAAGCCACCCGCGGCCAAGTCCGATGTGGTCGAACAGCGCCGCAACGTACGTGTGGCCGCCCACAAGGAGATGGCCGCGCTGCAGAATGATATTAGCAATAAGTCGGAAGCCGAACGCGCCGACATCGAGACGCGCGTGGCCGAACTCCAGCGCAAGGCGCCGACCGTGTCGGGCGGCGAGAAGGATGAAATCAAGCAGTTCCTGTACGCCTCGGGAACACTCTTTGTGACTGCCAGTGGCGAGGCGGATGATCTGCTGGCATATCTCTGCCGCGATGGACAGATCAACGCCGTGATCTCGACGGACATGGATATGCTGGCGAGGGGTATATCAATGCTCGTGGTGCCCGAGACGCCGGATGCCTCGGTACTGACAGAGATCTCACTGGACGTGCTGCTGAACGGTCTGGGACTGACATACGGCCGATTCGTGGACGCATGTCAGCTCATGGGGTCGGACTATACCAGTCGGAGCTGGAAGGGAATGGATCCGCGGACGGCGGTGGCGACGGCGGCGCGGGGCGTGGACTGGAGTATGCTGGATATCAGTGGGGGTACGGTGATGGAGCGGGGTGCGGCCATGCTGCGGGGCGACGGCGTGGTCTGGACGGCATTGATGTCAGAGAAGCAGAGGACACGGTGGGAAGCGGGGGCGCCGGTGCGGGAGCCTGAGAAGATCGCGGCCTTGATCGCGGCGAACGGGTGGCCTGCGGCTTGGCAGATGGTTCTCGGTTAGTCGCTTTTCTGTACCGCTGAGAGAAATACAGAAAAGGGTTGCGAGGAGTGGGGATTGAACCCACGCGGATTGCTCCATCAGATCTTAAGGCTGACTCCTTAACCACTCGGACATCCTCGCGTACATTTTGTATTGGACGCCTCTCTTTAGACCAATGGGTATTTTAATTGGTCATAACCGGTCTAAGCCAAAATGGCTCTTGCGGTAGTTACCGTGGCCAAAACTTTTGGCTCTTGCGGGGCTCGAACCCGCGACCCTGTGGTGTACTTTTTGATTAAAAGCCACATGCTCTACCAACTGAGCTAAAGAACCACGATCATCTCAATTTATAAAATAAACTGAGATGTCGGTCCTCGCAGGTATCGAACCTGCTACCTTCCGGTTAACAGCCAGATGCTCTACCGAGTGAGCTAGAGGACCATGAGTGTACTGAGGATTGAACTCAGGACCTTATCCGTGTCAAGGATACGCGCTGCCACTGCGCCATACACTCTCAAAGTCAGGTCCTTGCTTTCTTAGTTTTGCAAGTTTAGTTAGCCGCAGGCGCCGCCTTCACGTAGTGGCGGTTGAGGTACTTCTGGAGGTTGAGGATCGTGAGCTTGTCCGCCTCCGTCACCGTGAGGAGCTTGCGGAGCGTCGCGTCCGCCTTGATCTGCTGCTTGTCCATCAGCTTGTGCTCGTGCGCGTACTTCATCACCGCCTTCGTGACCGCCGAGCGGCTGATCTCCGTACCCTTGGGCTGGGCGAGGAAGGCGCAGAGCTCCTCCGAGATCTTCACCGGCTGCGTGAAGATGCAGGGCTTGGGGACCGCACCCTCAACCGCCTCCGTCTTCCGCTTGCGCTTGCGGTCAGCCTTCTTCGCGAGGCGCGCCGCGAGCTTCTCGACGGACTTGAGCGCCGACGCAGCCGCCGCCGCGCCCGTCTTGAGCGTCGAGAGCTGCTCGTGGAGCTCCGCGATGGACTTCTGGAGGGCCGCACCGACATCCTCGTCGGCGGCTACGGGCGCCTCAGTCGCAGCCGCAACAGGGGCAGGGACAGCGGCAGAGACAGCGGCAGGGGCAGGGGCAGGGGCAGCGACCTCGGCCTTGGCCGCCTTGGCCTTGGGGGCCTTGGCCGGAGCCACAGGAGCAGCCACAGCCACAGCAGG